CATGGAACAGTCTGGTGTAGTGGGGCTCAACATCGAAGGGAATCCGGAACGCGTTATCGATTTTCGTGACGCGCCGTTTTGCTCACAACAGGTTCTGGTCGACATGCTCGGCACAGAGCTGATCACACCTGATGTTGTGCGTGGCTGGGTTGAGTCCGCCACCGTTCCCACCATCAAGATCGGCCGCCGCCGTGTAATCAACCTCCACCGCATCCGCCGCGACCTCGACCGGGGCAAAACCGTGTTCTGCGCCGGGGATTACGCGGATGAGTAGGGCGGCCAACCATGAAGGACTACAGCCGACTTCCGCACGCCCAGAACTGCGCCTGCTCTGTCTGCTGGTCAAAGGCCGAGATGGCCAAGCCCGCTCCTTGCCCGTCCACACCCTGCGACCAATGCCGCCCCGCGTTTGCCCGACCCGTGCGCGCACTCAAGATGCGCCTCGTCGCTGGTGCCTGGACGCCCTTGCTCTCCCAGTGGGAAATCACCCCGGCCTTTACCTGCGCGAAACACACGCCAAGCGACCGCCCGCCCAAGTATTGGAGCGTTGTGGCCAACATCGGCAAGCCCGTGCCTTTCGTTCCGCTGCACGAACCCTTCGAACTGCAGGGGTAGCGATATGAACGTCTCCTTTCGCGTCGGCCGTTACCTGCTGGCCCTGCTCTGGCACTGGTCGATTCCCTTCGCACTTGGCGGCGTGTTCGCCTCGGCACTGGCCATCCAGGGTGTGCAAGAAGGCCTCGAACTGTTCGACAAGGCCCTGGACGATTCCATCAACCGAGTGGCCGAAGCCTGCGCCATCCCGCCCGAACCACCCAACAGGCGATCGCCGCCTGTGTCCGGGGCTGGTTTACCAGTCGCGGGCGCAGGTGGCGAAACGGGATGACAAGGGCGCGGCCCTTGGTGTCCACCGCATAACGGTTCAACGCAAGACCCGGCTTTAAACCCCGGCAAGCCGAAACAACCCAGCAGATTCGAACCTTGAAAGTTCACCTGCTCGGGGTCGCTCGGCCTGCAGAAAGGCAAAACCGCGCACTAACGCGCAACTAAGCGAGGAAACAAAAGATGGCACGTTCAACTATGGAAGTTGCATTCCTGGGCACCCAAATGACCCAGGTGGAAGACACCAAATACGCCAAGGTCTTTTACGGCGATGAACCGGACGGCAAGAGCGAACACGGTCTGTCCATCATCGGCATGGCGATCTCCGAAGACGCCGCCGACGAAGTGTTTAACGCCGGCTCCCAGTTCGAACCCCTGCAACTGGTGCGCATCACCTTCGACGTGGCTCGCGGCGGCCAGAACAAGGGCAAAAATCTCGCCCTGCATATCGAAGCGGTAGACCCCAAACCCGCCCGCGCCGCTGCTTCTCAAACCACAGCCCAAGGCCAGCAGGCAAAGCCCGCTGCAGCCGACCCGGCTAAAGGCTGAGGGCCGGGGCCGTGTTGATCGTTGATCGCGTCGTCTGTGACGAATGCCTGTGTCTGATGGGCCAGCTCCATCACATGCCCGCCGCCCAGTGCGACCTGCTCAGCGACTTCCGCACGGCCCCCGACTACGCGGTTTGCCCTGATTGCCAGAGCAACAGCACCGCGCCGGTTCCTGAGCTGTTCGAGCCCGGCGCATGAATTTCATCGTCTGCGATGGTGATTGGTCTGCGGGTGCATCAGGTGAACTCCTGTGTACCGGCACCCTGGTTTCCATCACGGGCGAAGAAATCCGGGATGAATTCAATCCCGGTTTAACCGACGAAGAAGCGCAACAGCTACTCGATGCCACCATGGGTCTGTTTGCTGCCGTGTTCTGCTTCCTCGTCCTCAAGAAAGTCCTATGAGGATCACCCCATGAAAACTCGCAATATGCTGCGCAAGTACGGCCCGAAAATCGGTGCCGCTGTTGTACTCGCCACCTTCACCGCCTCCCAAGCCTTCGCCGACGCGGCTGCCGCCACGGCCAAGATCACCGCTTCCGAGGGGGATATTGGCACCCTGGGCTGGGCCGCTATCGGCCTGGTGATCACCGCCGCCGCGTTCAAATACATGCGCCGCGCTGTGTAAGGCCAACAACCCCGCTTCGGCGGGGTTACTCCTTATGAATATCGATCCCAATACCTATTACGTAATTGTCGTGACCCTAGCGCTCGCGGCGCTTTTGTTTGGGCGGGTTTAACTATGGGTTCTCATGTTCGTTTATTTATTCGTAATTTTTTGTTTTTTGTTTTCTTCGGCTGGAGTTCTTTTTCTTTTGCTGATTATTATTGGAATATAAGTAGTTCGCCGGCTTTTGATTCGGCTCAAGCAGCGTGTGAATGGCGGGGGCCTTCTTTTGCTGCTGAGTATAATGGCCAGCTAATTTCTGCCAGCGTTTACACTTTTTACAGTGATACGCTCGCTCAGTGCACTATTACTGTAAAGATCGGTAATGATTTATATACAAACAACAATTCTTCAACCATTCGCCCCACTCGTCAGGGGACGCCCTGTGTTCTGCCAAAAACATATGATCAGGCCACTAGAACCTGTGTGTCCCCTCCTGAGCCCGAGCCGGATATTTGCGAGCCAACAATTGGCCAAACTGTATATCACGAATATAAATTCTCAAGCATTGGTGCCGATGGCAATCCGTCTACTGACCCGCCTGTTACAGTTTGCAAAAACCAATGTCAATACGCTCATACATTCGGCGACTTTACATCCAAACGCGATTTCGGCCCGCCCGACCAGCTTGTGGGTTCTTTTGAATATAAGGGCAATGGCGTCAAGTGCACTGCTTCGGCATCTGACCCCAGCGGTTTTAATGAGCCACCATCAAAAGACCCAGTAAACAATCCGCCTTCATTCGACAGTGATAACAGTTGCTCTGGCTGGGAAACTCAGCCAGACGGCACGCTTAAGCGTAACTGCACTTCTACCTCTAAATATGAGTACGAGGGTGAGGTCGAGTGCAAGGGCGGCACTGCTGGCTCTAGCTTCAGCTCTAGCGTTACTTGCACACCGACCAAGACCCCCGAGAAGACTCAAACTGATGTTTCTCAGGAAAGCACGAAAACCAATAATCCAGACGGCTCAACTAATACCAGCACAACGACCGATACCACCAAAACAAATTGCAAGGGATTGAACCCGTGTACGTCTACTGGCAAAACTGAAACCACTACTAGCGGCACTAATTCCGATGGTTCTCCAGGCAATGACGCTACTACTTGCACTGGTACTGGCTGCAATCCTGATAACCCCAAGGAAGGCGAGGAGGAAGGCGAGGAGGCACCAGAACGTACAGCCGCCGCCGGTTCCTGTGATGCCGCGTTTCAGTGCTCCGGTGATCCTATCGACTGCGCGGTACTGCAAAAGCAAAAGGAACAGCTCTGCCATGCTCAGGAACAGGCTGACTATGAGGCTAAAAGTGGCGATATCGAATCCATGTTTCAGGGTGATCAGTTCGAGCTTGAGTCATCCGAAATCAGCGCCCCGAGCTTTATAAACAGTGGCACTCGATTTCTTCCTTCATCTTGTCCGCCCCCCGAAAGCATCAGCTTGTCATCCAACGGCGGCCACACCTTCCAGCTCAAATACGACCCGATCTGTCGCGTTGCCAGCGACTTTTCCTTTCTGATTGTGGCCTTCGCGTCACTGTTCGCCGCGCTCTACGTTGGTCGCGCCTTTGGAGGTGAATGATGCATTTCTTTTACCTGGCCACCCTGTTCCTGACCATCGTCACTCCGCTGGTCAAGATGGCCCTTAAAGCCATCGGTATCGGCGTTGTCGCCTACGTGGGGATCAACCTCGTTATCAATGAGGCCCGCGATTACATCCTCGCCAACGTGGGTAACGCAGCCCCGGCCATTCAAATGGTCCTGGGGCTGGCCAAGATCGATGTCGCCATAAACATCTACTTCGCCGCCATCACCACTCGGCTGGTTCTGACTGGCCTCAACAAGCTGGCAGACCGCAAAGCCAAGCTCGGCAACGTTGGCACCCTTGAGGCTTAGTTATGCTCTACATCCGCACCGGCCTGCAGGGCCACGGCAAGACCCTGAACACTATCAAGGAGGTTGATCTTTCGGCCAAGGCCCAGGATCGACCGGTCTACTACCACAACGTTACCGGCCTCGACCCCTCAAAGCTAAAAGCTTCATGGTTCGAGTTTGATGACCCGCTCGCATGGTTTGAACTCCCTGAAAACGCCATCATCGTGGTGGATGAGGCCCAGGGCGATAAAGAACATCCGATGTTCGGCGTGCGCGACCCGCGTAAAGAAGTCCCGCTGCATATCTCGCGCTTCGAGACCATGCGCAAACGCGGCTATGAAATGCACCTGATCACCCAGGACCCACGCTTTATCGACGTGCATGCCCGCCGCCTCTGTAACAAGCACATCCACTATTGGCGGATCTTTGGCAGCACCAAGGTTTCGCGCTATGAAATGGAACGGGTCTGTAATGAGGTCGAGAAGGTCAACAAGCTGCCCGATGCCAGCCGCACCATCATCAGCCTGGATAAACAGTACTTCGGTGTTTACAGCAGCGCCCAGGCGGCCCATCACTTCAAGTTCAAACCGTCCAAGAAGGCCGTTGTCTTCGCCGGACTAGTGCTGGTGTCCGGCTATTTCCTCTTCCGGGCCTATGACATGGTGCGCGGCGACACTACCGCCGAATCCACCGCGGCCGAGCAATCAACCCAGTCCAGTGGTAATGCCGTTACCGACATAGCCCGTTCGTTGATACCCAGCATCACCCCAGGCGCAGCCAGTGCCACTCTCAGCCCGGTTGATTACGCCGCCCAGCGAACCCCCAGAATTGCCAACGTGCCGAGCTCCGCGCCCGTCTATGACGACCTGACCAAGCCTCAGGCCTTCCCCCGGCTGTACTGCATGTCCAGTACTGACCCCAACACCTACGCCCGCGAATTCAGTCGAATGGCCAGTGCCGTGGTCAACGGCAATGCCACTGTGTGCCAGTGCTACACCCAGCAAGGCACGCGGGTGCAAACCGATTTCAGCTTCTGTAGCCAGGTTGTGGAATATGGCTACTTCGACCCGACCATTCCTGATCGAAGCCCGCCGCAACACGCGCAGCAACAACAGCCCCCACAGTCGCCTAACCCCTTACCCGAGCAAGCTTTTGGACAAGCCGAGCCCAAGCCGACGGTAACGGTTGTCGCCTATGAAAAGGGCCGGTTCCTTTGGTGAGCCTCAGCGCTTGCGCACGGTGCTTTTTTGCGCACGCGCGAGGCACGAGCGCGGCGCAAAAAGCGCGGCGCTGACGTCCCTGTAACACGTCAGATAAATGCAAATGAATAACCAGACTAAACCAGACTATTGGGTGATAAATGGCTAAGGCAAAAGACTTCGCAAGGCTCGACATAGAAACCGGATTGGAAAACCCGGCGAGCCGGTTGTTTGTCGATCCGGGTCAGATGGGTTTTATTGACCTGTCAGGCGTTCGCCTGCTTCGCTGTGGTGTCGACACCGTGCGTCAGTTGTATCGGGGCATGATTCGCCCAGGAATCATGGTGCTGTTTGAAAACCCAGGCACCCTGGTCGATTTTGCGGGGCATCGTTGGCACTCCGGTCGGGTAGGGCGTGACTCTGGGTATCAGTACAAACTGCAGAACGCTGACCTGGGCATCATCCTGTTGGTGAAGAACTTCAACGCCAAACTGGACAGCATCGGCCCCCATCTGAAAATCGAAGTGTCACCTCATGCAATCGACAGCCTTTCGCCTGAGCGCCTGCAGGCTAGGTTAGATTTTTACGCCGCCCAGGTGCTGACCCATCTGGATATCAACCAGTGTGCCGTGCACCTCGCGTTGGACCTGCAGGGCTGGACGCCGCCTGCTGATTTGGTGGCCCACATGCATTGCAAGGCCCGCACACATCGCGACATTACCGGGATCAATGAAATCAACTGGGCCACCAAGTCCAGTACCTATGGCCGCGGCGAAACCTCGATGTTCGGTTCAGCCAGTGGCGTACAGCTCTGCATCTACAACAAGACTGAACAGGCCAAGGCCTGCGACAAGCTCGACTACTGGGAAAGCGTTTGGAAGCGTCGCGACAGCTTCGACGATCAAGACCCGGAGAACTACGACCCGAATCAACCTGTGTGGCGTGTAGAGCTGCGTTATCACCACTCGATCATCCAGCAATTCGCTAGTGGCTCTCTGGACGTCCGCACCGGCCAGCCAATCGACACTCGCTCATTTCAAGCCTTTGCCGGTCATTTGGACGGCCTGTGGCGCTATGGCCTGCGCCAGTTCAAGTTGCTGGCCCGTCCGGGGTACTTTGCCCCGATCTGGACGCTGATTCGTGAAGATGTGCGGGTAGACCTGCCGGTCGATTCGCTGCTCGATGACACCGAGTACAAGCGCTACTACAAAACCTCGCGGGGCTTCTCGGGTAAGAACGTGGAACTCTTCCTGGGAAACTTCGTAAGCCTGCTGGCACGGGAGCGAGTGGGCGCTAGGCGAGCATTTCACCGGCTCAAGGATTGGGAATGCTGGCCGGTGATCCGTGACCACTACGCAGCCAAGGGCATGGATGAGGATGCCTTGTATAAGCACATCAAAGGCATCCTTGAAGAACGCCATGTCCGGTGGGGTAGGGCGGTATGACTGCACGTAAGGACGGCAAAACATGGACGGCTGATTTTTACGAAAATGGCCGTGCTGGTCGCCGTGTCCGCAAGAAGGGCTTTCTGACCAAGGCTGCAGCACAGCGCTATGAGTCGGACTACTTCTCTACCTACAACCAGACTGGCCGCCCTCTGGATGATCGTCTGTCTGATCTGGTGGACGTCTGGTATGAGCTGCACGGCTGCTCGCTAAAGGATCATAAAGCCCGGCTTTCCAGAACCAAGGCCATTGTTGAGAGGCTGGGTAACCCGCAGGCCTCACAGTTCGAGTCCCTCGCATGGGCTCGCTATCGACAAGCCCGCTTGAAAGAGGCGTCACCGCACACGGTTAACCACGAACAGCGCTATCTCTCGGCGGTGTTCTCTGAGCTGATCCGGTTAGGCGCTTGGACCGGGGTAAACCCGCTGGCTAAGATCCGCCAGATCAAGACTGACCAGGTTGAGCTGTCGTTTCTCTCCCTGGAGCAGATCAGCCAGCTGCTCGATGAGTGCCGCAAGTCCAGCAATAACCACACCTATCCGGTTGCCCTGATTTGCTTGGCAACTGGTGCGCGCTGGGATGAGGCCGAAAGCCTGGGGCGTGCTGCGATCTTTGGTGGCAAGGCGCATTTCCACCGGACTAAGAATCGGCAGTCTCGTTCGGTGCCGATACCCAGGGAAGTTGAAGAAGCCGCGTTAAAGGTCGCCATGCCCGGAACAGGCCGGCTGTTTATGTCCTGCAGGGCGGCTTTCCGTGGTGCCTATGAGCGTTGCGGCTTCGACACGCCTGGCCAGCTAACCCACATCCTGCGGCACACCTTCGCCAGCCACTACATGATGGCCGGCGGTGACATCCTCAGCCTGCAGCGAATTCTCGGCCATTCCTCCATCACCATGACCATGCGCTATGCACATCTGTCGCCTGATCACTTGGAGTCGGCTTTAAGGCTCTCACCCCTGCAACAGAGCAGTCATGTTGTGTCTTTGTGAACATGTATACGTGTGGACATTTCTACAGGTATGCTATCAATGATTGCATTGATTTCATTTGGAGGGGTT